CCCATTTCATAACTCCCGCAACTAATCATAAGGGGAGCGAGTTTCCCAAAATGGTCGCGTCCTTGATTTTGATTCACCTTTGGGGTACGACCAAACTCAGAGGTTACAACAAGCATAACCCGTTCGTACATCCCTCTTGCTTCTAGCGTATCCATAACTTTAGCGAGATAGTGGTCTAGTTCTACCTGTTTTGTTGCAAGAGATTGGCCTATGTTTGTGTGCATATCCCAGCCACCATAACTTAACGATACAAACTTAGAGCCAGCTTCTAACAATCTAATCGCAGTAAGGGCATCCTGCCCCAATGTTGCTTCCTTGAACTTATCATAATCTTTGTCGTTTTCTACTCTAAATGCCTTAGAACCATCACCAAGAATAATATCTACCGACTGATTTCGCAGATCTCGCCAATCTTTAGACATTTGTTGGTCTTTTGCTAAGAAATTATTATCAATTACATTTAAAGCCTGTAATCTACGGTGAAAATCTTCGCTTTGCCCCAGCAGTCTAAGGTCTTTTCTACCTTCTTTTGTTGCATCAAAACCTGTATACTTTCCACCAAGCCATGCAGCACCGTTATGGTCGTACTGTCCTAGCTTGACATATGTGGGCAACCCGTCATCAGTGTTTACTCCGTGATGCTTACTCATCATAGACCCGTAACTAGGCCATTTAGAGCTTGTTCCCGCTCCGAAATTAGCCTCGCCTGTAACCATCCAATGAACAGCGGAAGCATGGTTCTGATCTCTGTGACCAAATGCTCTTGGGATTGCAATTTTATCTGTACGTTTAGATAGTTCTGTAAACAAACCTCCTAGCTCCACCCCTGCTACGTTGGTTTTTATAGCTCCGGTTACAGATCGTCGGTCAGCAGGAGCAAATGGTACAGGATTAAAAGTCTCAATATGAGAAGCCCCACCGCCAAGAAAAAGGAATAATACTGCTGTATCGTCCTTCTTCTCATCTTCTGCATAAGTCGCCGTGACATTTCCATAAGCAAATGTTGTCGCTCCTAATTTAACAAAATCTCTTCTTTTCATAATATCATCCCGGTGCTTCGTAATAACCTATTGAAAATCCTTCTTTTGTACATTCTTTAACGGTCTTTTTCATTCCGTCTTTTTTTATCTTCTCTCCTATATGTATACACATTGGAGTGTCTGTTTCCGGCCAATTATTCTTATAAAAGTGGCATAGCTTAGTGCATTTCCAATGACTCCTGTCCTCCTTTAATGGCTTGGGAGATACATTATCTCTTATTCCCTCGAATTGTTTTCTGAGCATTCCTAAGAATCTTTTCTCATCTTCTGGCCCAAGACAAATACTGAATGGCATTGGGTCAACTTTTCCGTCCTTATCCTTATAAAAGAAAATACTCATAATTCTATGCGGAAAATCTTTATATATTTTAGATATAGCGTAAAAGTATAATAACAATTGAGGATCTTGTTCTAGTTTTTTATAATCCTTTACTTGTCCTGTTATCCAGTCCATTCTGCGACCGCTCTTCCAGTCGATAACTTCAATTGTATCATCTGAAATCAGCGTTGTTAAGTCGATAGTACCTTTAATTGCTAGTTGACCTTTTACAGTTTCTCCATCAATTTCATATTCAAATGTAGCCCAATCTTCTTCAATTGGTATATCAAATTGCGCCTCTGGGTGATAAATGTGCCTTTGCCTTGGGTCAAAAAGGCTGTCTGAATGAGTAAGAAAAGTAAAAACGGTATCTCTAACAACCTTCCTGTCTCCTTTTGTAAAGTTATGAATTGATCCTTCTGCATAGTCTGTTACGGCTAATTCACACATTCTTTCTACGAATTCGTCTGTGTACAACTCATCCTTGGTGATTCTAATTTTACCGCACTTGTCGTCTTCAATGACTAAGTACTTTCTCTTAGGGTTTTCTTGCTGAAACTTTTTTAGACCAGCCAGAATTTCCATTACCTTGTGAGCCATAGTTCCTAGATCTGCTTTTTTGTTGCTGTCAGATCTGTAGCCAAGCACATAGGTTAAAAAGTATTGCATTTGACAGAAATCGTAGTTGTTATAACTTGACGACCTAATATATGTTACTATCATTAAATTTTCTCCAGTATAGATCTAACTTCAATTATGGTTTGTCCAATGTCAATATCTCTATTATCTAATACTCTCCAGAAATTAGAGTGATTATAATTATCTACGTCTAGCGCAGTTTCACTATCATGCTTGTCTTGATGTACGTCTCTTTCTAATCTTAATACTTTGCCTCCAGCTTTATTAATTGCTTCTACTTCGTTGGGGAATCTAACGTCTGCAACGATAGAAAATTCACTACCCTCTTTTGTTATTTTACTGAGGCAAGCGTTGGTCCACACATTTGGGTGTATCTTTCGCATAATATCTGTCCCAAGAAATTGCATGAACTCTCTTGCGGTCATTTCCCCTTCTCTCCACCCCCAGCTTTTTCTTGCGTCAATTGGCATCTTTACCATGAGATTCATGTTTTGATGACGTGGCATGTCTTCCCACCTTATGTCAGCAAGGGTTTCATTCTTTTGTTCGTCTGTCCCGTATGCCTGCTCATATGTAAATCCAAATAGATTTATACACATATCTTTTACGGGGTCGGCATAATTATAGAGTTTAACATAAGGCCACATGTTGTAGTGAGCATACTCCATAAATTCTTCATCTTTACGTTCTATGTCAAATTCACCCCAACCCTCTTTACCTTGAGCGTTAGTCGTTTTTATAACTAGTTTTCCTTGATCGCTTATATTATAATCAGTTATCAGTTTGTTTTTTAGTAAAACTTCTCCGTGGATAATATTCGCTACAGTTGTCTTGCCTGCCTGCTTTCTTCCAGATATGCCTAGAATCATCAATAAAGTCCTTCTGCTTGAGATAAAATATGTTTCTGTATCTTTTTAACGGATGTATCTCCCACATCTTTCTTGGGCATGGGGGGATAAATTAAATTAAACATTCTGTTCAATTCTCTTTGTATCTTCATTCTTCCTTCTCTACCTGCCTGATCATTATCTGTTAGTACGACTAAGTCTGTCACTCCTGACTTTATTAGTAGTGACTTTTGAGTTTCAGAAATATCTTTACCAAAAAGACCTACACAGTTCGTAACTCCCGCTTCGTACATTCTCCAAACATCACCTTGTCCTTCCACTAAAAATAAAGCATGTTTTTCNTTCGCNGTTTCTATTGCGTTGTCGTAATTATAAAGATACTCTGTTTTCTTAAANCCGGTAGAGAATAAATANTTTGGTTGTATAAAATTCTTTACTGCTCTAGCGATATATGCTATCTCTTTTTTTTCAAAGGTAACTGGGATTATCGCGCGATTCCACATCTTGGAGTTTTTATCTATACAATCTTGTACTTCAAAATGAGCTAATGTGTCAGGTAAAAATCCTCTTTTTTCAAAATAAAAAGAATTGTTTAGAGTTTCTACATCTCTTACGTATTCTGACTGCACGGTCTTTCTCTTTTTACTGAAGATGTTAACTATCTCGTCAAACTCGCTTTTTTTATTCTTTGGCTTTGTAGAAGTAGACTGGTATTCGTTGCCGATGTTATAAAGTTGACATACGTATCTTAATGTGTCTGAAAAAGTTGAGTCTTCCCTAACACCTCTTATAAATCCGAAAATATCTGTACCGAAATCTTCGTGACAACTACGAGTCCAGCACCTCCAGTTCTTTTGTTTTAAAGATATTGACAATCCTTTATCATTATCACCTCCATGTATAGGACACCTCATGAAAACATTGTCAGACATAGATTCATAGTCTATATCTAAATCTTCTAACAAAACTTCAATGTTGTCTACAATTAGATCTTTTACTTTGTTTAGGTCAAGATTTTGCTTTGTCTTGGTCATCTAGGGTCTCTTTCAAGGTGTGGTGTATACTTAATGAATCTTTCTTCTTGTAGGTCGTAAAATAACCTTTGACCCTCTGCTTTAACTAGCCAGTATGCGGACTCTGTCATTAGTCCACTATCATAAACCTTCGTGACTTTGTATATAGTTTCCATCTTTGGTAAAGGAATTACATCTCCATGAGAAGGTCCACCGTTGAATTCTGCTTCGTATTTACTCATTTTTATCCTCTTCAAATGGAAGTTCTGCGCCTTCAATCGCATCGTCAGTACCAGATTTTATAAACTCATCTCTTGTTCTTAACTCAGAAAGTTTAGCATAGTCTCCATCCATTTTTAAATTAATATAGTTTCCATCGTGCATTCCGGGTCCATGTCTAGAGACGATAGGCACAAGTTTTCTGTTGCCTGCCTTTGGGCCGTCCTCTGCAAGTTCCTCTGCTGACTTTTCTTTGAATATAGAGAATGATGTACACAGCCAAATAAGCCTGTCAGAACCGCTTACAGCGTCCGTAGATTCTTTTGTTATACCATCTCTGTTCAATTGAACAAAGGCAAGACATGCGAAATCATATTTAACAGCAAGGTTGTGCAGGTTTGTGATTTGAAATCCAAGTGCTTGATACTCCTGAATGTTTCCAGATATACCAGCAGACGACATCAGTTTTAGATAATCGTAAACAACTACGCATTCATTTGTTCTTCCGTTTTCATCTGTACCGACTTCTTGAATTACCCATCGTTTGATGTGATTTAAGATATTCTCAAACGGCGCTCCTGCTACACTTACATATGTGTATGGTATATCTTTGATTTCATTCATCGCTGCCTTCACAGCAATAAACTTTTCTTCATCTTGAGCAAACTTACCTGTTGATATTTCGCTAATAGGAACACCGCTAATATTGGAAAGTATCCTATTTAGGTGATCCTCTTTACTCATCTCTGTATCAAGCATCAATACGGGTACACCCTTTCTTGCTACAGATACAGCAACGTTATCGCCAAATACAGACTTACCCACCTTGGGGCGAGCAGAAACTAAGTCTACGCATTTACGTCTAAGACCACCTCCGATAGCAGCATCGTATCTATCGAACCCGCTAGGTACTCCTATCTGGTCACACTTATTCTCAATGAGGAAGTCAACATATTCTTCTAACCCCTCGCCTATCTTTTCTGGCTTATCTCTAGTATCATCTTCTTGTAAAAACTCCGTGATTGGGTTCTCTACAATTCCGATAATATCATCAATATCTTCATCGCCTTTAATATCTTCTATGTCTCTACCAATTTTACTAGCAAGACTTCTAATCTTTCTGGCGAACTCAAACTTTTTAATCTGTGCAGCAAAGTGTATTACATTATCTTTCTTTACTGGGAACTCCATTAAAGAATTTATGTATTCAAGCTCTTGCTTTGTTTGTATTGTTTCGGAAAAACCCAACTGATCCGCAGCAGAAAGTAGTGCCGGTAGGTCAACCTGAGCTTCTTTTATTAATATCTTCTCAATACATTTGTATATTAACTGGTTGTTCTGATGGCAAAAACTATTGTGATCAATTATATCGCTTATTTCAACGTATGACTCTAGACCATAAGAGAACAAACCAGCAAGAACTGCTCTCTCTGCGCCTAAGTCTAATAACTTAGATTCCATCTCTATCGACCCCCACACCGATTACATCGGTGGTATTCTCCATATACCAAATTAGGATGCTCCATGAAGGTTTTTCCGCAAGTAGAACATTCCAGTTCGACCTTTACTGTCTTACCTCTAGTTCTAGATGTTCTTTTTCTTTCCGCAGAGTATTCGTCTGCTTCCATTTGTTCACCTGTATCAACCCATTTATTTTTCTTGGCTCTCACCGGAATATTCCTTTTTGCTTCGTTTATATCTCTAGTAACCGTGAAATCTTCATTTACTCCACCCTTAACAGTAACGTCCTGCTTTAATTTTTTGGGTTTTTCTTCAACACTCGCTTCAGATAAAGAAGACATCAACTGTTCAAGTAATGCCTGTTTCTGTTCTGTGTTTAGATTTTTAAGTAAATCTTTATCTATCATTTTCTTTTACCTTTTTCAAATAGTATATCAGCCTTCCTTCTTATATTATACTCTCTAGATTTAATATTTTCAAGTCTACCTTGAGCAGTTAATTTCCAGTCATTGATTTTTCTTGCTAAGTCATCGTTTCTCAAAATGGTTGCGACCTTAGTTTCATGTTTAGCATACGTATCCCAAACACCGCTGCTTATTAATTCAGATATAATACTCTGAAGAGAGTTCTCACACCATCGTATCACATTTTCGCAACTAGCGCGCTCTGAACCCACATGGTCAACGTACTGCATTAGTTGATAAGCATGACCAAAACATTCTTCTTGAGTTAACTTTTGCATATCATCTAAAGAAAGAGTTTCTGCTATAGCAAACTCTGGATTAAACTTGGTTGGGGTTATATTCTTGGCGGTTATGTAATTATTAATACCATCTAAAAACTCTTTTAATCTTTCAGCGGCAGTCAATTTGTTTTCTCCAATCTTCAATTTTGTCTGAATATTTTAGTACAATTAAATCAATACCGTTTAATGTACACCAGTCTTCTTTTATAAAGTCTCTTTTGACAGAAGTCAAGAACCCAGCTTTTGTTTTATGGAAGAATTTACAAAAATCATAATGCTGTTGTCCATGAACTTCTACTCCTAGTGATAGATTTGGTATATAAAAATCTAGGAACAGAACAGATTTTTTACTAGGACACCTAGACCCCGGAAGCTTTACTTCTTCCAGTATATTATAACCAGAAAACATTTCGTGTAGTAGATCTCTCGCTGTTATATGATAGCGAGATTTTTTAGTTTTGTCATCTTTTTTTACTATATATTTTTTAAGATCTAGATTATATTCTCTTCCGTTTAAACCCGTAACTTTCATAGAACACTCTTAATCTCGTCGTAAAGAAAGGCTTGTATTTCTTCATTCTCTTGAATAAACTTACTAAGGTTTGACATCCCTTGGAACTTAAAGAATTTTTCTACTGCCTCTTGATTAGTAGGATCTACTTTGCTCTTTTTTAATAGTGATAATATTCTTTTATCCTCAGACCCTATTGCAGACAAGACGGTATACCAAGCGCCCGCTTGTTTGATGAACGTCAATTCGTTTGCTATCTCGCAAAGCTCTCTGATCTCATCAATACCAGTGCCGTATTTAATATAAGAAACGGCGTTTGAGTTGGGTTTACCTCCAGATGCAGATGTTTTCACTAGCCAGTTGGCAACTTGACCCACGTCTCGACCGTTTTCGTCTGTCTCTTCCCACTTGCCTCTATGGGTGATAACCATATTAGTTCCAGCTTGATACTGAATCATATTTCCGCCGTCTGCCATTTTTGCTGGCGACCACCTAGAACCTCCGGTGTTTGCGATGTTATGCAAGATACAAACTAACATGGCTTTTGTTCTTGATACGTCGTTAGAAATTCTCTTAAAGAACATAGAGTTTAATCTGGGGAGTTGGTTCCTTACTCCTGTGCGAATGTCTCCATCTAGCTCGTCTTGTGGAACCATGCTAGAAGATGAGTCTACAATACCAAAAAAATCTGGAGTATTTTTTACATATGTTTCTATTACGTTTAGAAACGTTTCAGCGGACACCACAGGTTGGGCATCGGTAGCTTGTACGATCTTGATGTTTTCTACATCTAAACCTTTGATACCTTTAAAGTTCTCTTTTGTTAATCTACCCTCTGTGTTAAAATACACAACCGTCTTGCCTGCCGCCTGTGCTTTTGCGGCAGCGTATAGCGCTGTGGTTGTCTTCCCCGTTTTGGGGTCTCCAGCCATGATCGTAACACTTCCTTCTCTAAGTCCACCTCCAAGAGCTAAGTCTAAGGCGGGAGATATAGAAAGGTTCTTGAAGCTTTCTAAGTCTTTAAGTACCTTAGTGCCTTCTTCTACAATGTCTCCATATTTTTTAACAATAGCGTTGCTTACAACGTCGTCTTCAAACTTATTCTTCGCTTTCTTTTTTGCCACTATCTAATCCTCTAAGTTTGTTTAGTCCAGATTTCTTTCCGTATGATTTTTTCCTAGTCTTTGCTTCTTTCTTTACATCTAACTCCTGACTGGGTTTGTTTTCTTCTTGTTCTATTAATTTTACTTGCTTTTTTATTTCTGGTATCAACCGTTTGTTTTTTAAAGAGAATATAGACTTCTGACTAACCAGTGCTTTTACAACTGCTTTTTCTCCGTATTCTTTGATTAACTTATTTGCAGCAAACATCTGCTGCTTAAAAGTCCAATCCCAAGGTTTCTTATTCCAGAACTTATACGTGAGATTACCTTCATTCTTATACTCTGCTAAACGAAGACACATCATTTCTGCTAAATAAGAAGCGCAGGTACAGTGATCTCCAGTGGTTTGATGTTTATACTTACTTTTATCTGTTCTCTTGCGTTTTGTCATATATAATTGCTTCTTCAAAACAGTTTTCAATTTCGTCTTCATATTCTTTATCTAATATTAGTTCTGGTGTAATCCACATCTTTTTAGAAACCTTAGATCCTTTAATTATACCTACTGTATAGTACTCTTTAGAGTCTGACCCTATAGCACCAAGTAAAGATCTAATTAAATAGATGCCGTCTAACCCACTGTCTATATCTATAGTAGCCTTATGAGATCTATATTGCAAGTATAATTCTGAAAGAAAGAGATTTTCTTTTTCACACTTGTCTTTTATCTGTATCCATCCTTCAAATTTATCAAAGTTAAACTCTTCTCCACTCGTTAGTTTACACCTTATCCAGACTGCCTGCTTGTTAGTCCTGTATCTTTCTATCCATTTATCTCTATCCATTTTAAACTCTTGTAGAAGTTGTGCATTCTGACCTTTTTCCTAACTGTTTAGACTTTGTCCTAAAGTCATCTCCAAGAGAAGATCCATTCTCCGTCATTACTGTAGAACCTCTGCTAGATGGAATCTGCGAAGCGGCGTGGGTGGGTTCTTTTTTTGTTGGTTTTTTTTGATTCTTGTCTGCATATGCTTTCACCACACTTTTGGCTCTATCTAAGTCTAATGCGATGTCGTCTACATTTTTTTCCGTATTATTCTCTATGTAAAATTTCTCAATCTTGCTTAATGGTCCTCGTTTACTCATTTATGAATCTCCTGTTAGTTCTAGTTAAATAAATTGAATTTTTTGTCTGTAGATATATTAAGTAAAAATCAAACGTGTCTTTAGAAACTCTTTTAAGTTTGGTTTCTAGATAGTTTTGTCTACTTACACTTGAACCCATAGGGTCAAATGGCTGATTCTGATATGTGTTAATAAAGTAATGTATCTTATCTTTTGGTCCCAGAACTAATTTTGCACACACTTTCTCTTTAATTGATGCTACGGTTCCGTTCTTATTAAAATCAGTTTCTTTTTTTACTGATAGTTCTTCAAAAGGTTCTTTTTCTTCATTGATATACTTCATTTTCCCTCCATTATATATTTTGTTTTTTGATTTGTTGACATTTTATTTATATCTTTAAGAGATTTATCTCCTTGTTTGTGATGCCAAGGTTTTTCAGGAGTTGGATTCTTTTCTTTCTTCATCGCCTCCATCTCGTTGATTTTATTTTTGTTTAAGCGAGTATTCCTGTCAGCAACACCTCCTATCGTATTGCTACCCGCCATAAAACTGTGAAGTCCACCAGTAACCACTCTAAACAGACCCTCTTTCTCACACTTGGGACAAGTTTTTAGTTCTGGATCTGTAACCTTTTGAAAAACATCGCTGACTTCTACTCCACAGTCTCTACATTCATAATCGTATATCGGCATTAATTCTCCAGTCTGTTTAATATATTTCCCAGTATTCCGTTCCTTTGGATGTCGCTATACCCAAGCCTGCATATACCTACACCCTCTAGTCCGTCTAGCTTATCTATTATTTCCTCTAAGCCACTTCTTTTGCTAAGGTCTGTTTGCTTAATGTCTCCATTGATAATAACTTTGCTGCCTTGACCCATTCGGGTTATAAACATTTTGATTTGTTCCCAAGTGCAGTTTTGTGCTTCGTCTAATATCATATAAGAATTATGGAATGTTGATCCGCGCATAATCTCTAGAGGGGCGTACTTGATCTTACCCTCATTATTATAGTGTCCATAGTATGCTCTTCCAAGGAAAAACTTGAAATTTTCTTGCATTGGCAGGAGGTAGGGCGCTATCTTATCGAGAAGTTCTCCCGGTAGCGACCCTATCTCCTTGCCCGTACATACCAGCGGACGAGTTACAACGACTTGATCTATGTCCTCTCTGTGTAAATGTTCTGCTGCTATACCAGACGCGATAAAAGATTTACCACAACCTGACGGCCCAGTGCAGAATATAACATCATTCTCTATTATTGCTCTTATATAATCTTTTTGTCTAGGTGTTTTAGCCTCTACGATTTTTACTTTTTGTGGTGATAAGTTTTCTTTTCTGGTTTTTCTCTTTGTCATCTGTTAGCCTTGTTATTAGTGTTACGAGCCAGAACTTCCAAACCCTCCCGATCCTCTATTTGTATCGCTTAAATCATCTACTAAATGTAAATCAAAATCATGAACTCTTTGAAATACTATTTGAGCTATCCTGTCGCCTTCTTTTATTCTGTAGTTGTTGTATTGAGAGTTGTACAGTATTACTCCTACGTCACCTCTATAGGATGAGTCTATTACTCCTGCAAATACATCTATTCCATATTTATATGCCATTCCAGATCTAGGCCAGATTAAACCAGCATAACCTTCTGGAATAGCAAAAGAAATTCCAGTTTTAATCAACTGGTGGGTATGCTTTTCTAGGATTGCTCCTTCTAGTGCGTATAGATCATACCCCGCATCCGTAGCGTTTACTTTTGTAGGTATGGTCGCACGATCATCTAATTTTTTAACTTCAAGAACTGGACCGTTCCAAGTTGGGAATGGCGCTCGATGTTTAGTTTGTGATTGTTTTAACATTGCTTCTCTAGCTAATTCGTCTGGGTGAATACTCATATTTCGCATTTTCCTCCTGCGCAGGCAAGTTCTTGCTCTGGTACTACGTTGTTAGTTTCCTCGATAACATTTGTAAAATCAACATCTTTGTATTCGCGGTTGATATCAACCCACTCTTTCCAGTTGTAAACATCTTTCATGCAATATGTCAACTGTCTTAGGTCTCCCTTAAAGTATTTCTCAGCAAACTTCTTGCATCTGTCTCCCCATTCTTTCTTACCGTTACCTTTAAGCTTTTCTCCTACCCCAAGAAGACTGTCGCAGGCTGTCCACAGGTTGTCTTCCCAGAGGGTTAGCGCAACTTCGATAAGACCGCTTACAAACAGCGAGGCATCGCCGTAGTGAGCAACCTGTTCGCTTGGCAAGTACACTGTGGTGAATGGCGCTTGGGGATAGTCCTTGTCTCCAGAAATAGGAAGCAAGGAAATACCACAAAAGTATTTTCTATTCTTAAATATATATCTTTCTACTTCGTCCCACTCTTCTGGTTTAACATTAATAGTATTACTAACATTATGATTTAACCAAGGTTGAGTGCAAAGTTCTGGATTGGTTCCATTGAGAACCCAACTTTTCTGTGTAGACTTTACATAATCTAATAGCTGGATAGCATCTACTGCATTCTTTGTTTTACTTCCATCTGGAACTTCTACGCAAAACCCAACAACATCATCACTATCGTTATTACTCCAAACACTTTCTTCACATGCTCTAGGATTAATTTCTTTAAAGTAATTATAGATAGGCTCCATCTTATTAGCTTGGACGCGACGAATATATCTCTTCGCGTGGTGCGGGTGAATACCGCTAGATGTTCCAAGGATACAGCTTGACGTACCTTCTGGTTTAATACAAGTAGTTCTAGCCGCTTGGTTTACACCAATGAGTTCTGCAATCTTCTTGTTTGTCTTTTTTACTATGGAAGCACCTCGTTTTTGAGATGTCTCGTCAAGACAAATGTTGTGTTGCTCCATCATTCCAGTCATACTAACGCCCAGCAAGGCTTCTCTTGCAATAATTCTTTCAGACGCGCCGCCAAGGTATCCAAATTCTGAGAACCCTGCTTGCAACGTACCAATAATTGTAGCAGCGCGGCAAGCGTCAAAGAAGTCTTGTTCTGTTTTGATTTTCGCACAGTTGATTGTACTGAGATTACATGCCTGCCATCCTGACTCTTTTGTTTTTTCACAAACAGGCCACATTCCAATTTCCACACAGGGGTTTACTAACAATTCTGTGCTGTCAGACCAAACAAATCCCGGCTCGCCAAACTCTTTTACGGACTTCATCAATTCTGAGAATTGTTCTTTAGTCGTTTCGTCCCTGAGTAGAAGTGCTGAGTTATTGGATCTTCCTCTTTGCGGATTGTCAATGAACCAAGTTCCTGTCTTAGCTGTTGCCATCTCAGTATCATCAGGGCTAAAGACGCAAATGGTAGCACTACGGCGAACACCACCACTAATAACAGCGTCAGCGGTGTGCATAACAATATCGTAAGCTTGGATGGCTGAGAGTTTTGTTTGTCCATCTTTTAATGCCTTGTCTAAAATCTTCCTAATGTTTGTGAGTGCTTTTTTAAGTGGTTCTGGTCCGGGCGCTTTGCCTCCGCTAGATTTAAGATATGATCCAGCAGGACGAATTTCACTATAGTCAAAGTTAACATTCTTGCCAGAATACTCTACAAACAACTCTTCATCA